TCTCCTTCACGAATGCAGGACACGCAACACCGGCTCGAACCAACGGGTCTTTCCAACTCATAGCAACCTCAATAAAAAAAGGGGACTGAAAGCCCCCTGAGTATAGCCGCTGGAATCAAGCACGCTATGACTTGACCACGTGGATCTGGTTGTCAGCCGTGTTGGTCGTCGTGTTCGCCTTGCGGAAAGCCTCGAACGTAAGAGCCTGATTGATCCGTCCTCGACCTGGGACCGTCGGCCCACCGCTCATCCACTTGAGATTGCCGAAGTTGAACGAATAACTGGTCGTTCCGTCCGAGATCACCAAAGACGCTTCGCCACCGGCCAAAGCCGCATCGTAAAGAGCCGAGGTGTCCGACCTGAAAGCAGTCTGAACCGACAACTGAACGATCTGGTCTTGGGACTCGAATCGCGTTGGGGTCAACGAATTTTCGTACTGGTTCGGATCCAGCGCATTGTCGATCGACAGGCTGAACGATTGAATTTTGTACGCCGTCGATGCGTAGTTCAACGCGCAGTCAGCAAGCACAAACGCCGTCCCGCATTCAGGCACCGGACTGGTTGGATACGTCGATCCGAGCACTTCTTCGAGTTCTCCGACGCACGCGACGTTCCAATTTAAATACTGTGATTCCTGGCCCGAGATTTCAAGCGAAGTGATCCGCAGTTTGTTGTACTGGTAGATCGCCGCGACCTTATCCAGAAGTGCATACCAGTTTGGAATCGTTTCGGTTGGAATGTACGGACTCGCCCCGGTGTGGCCTAGCGTTCGAGTCAGGAACCAATCGATTTCCTGAACGCCGAAGTTCCCGGAAATGTTCCCACCGGATTTATCGGTCAGCGTCCTAGCCCGGCAGCTTGCCCTCTGGCGTGTCCCTCGATGCCCTTGATGAATCCCAACGGTTCGCTGTCCGACCAACGAACACTCGTTGAACGCGACCCCGATACCGCTGGCCCAGGTCGTGGAGTCGGAAACGATTAAACGGCTTGCGGTTGCTTGGGACATTCGACTTGCTCCGAGGGTTTAGATTTCACCGGATTCTACTTGGTTCCTGCTCACCCCGGATTGCCGAAGTACGGCAGGCGGTCTGGACCTCGGTAGTGCAGGACCCTCTCGTATGGACACGGATACCGATCCGAGGGAACAACGTCCGACGCGTCGAAGTGGAAGCACGAACGATGAATCGCCCTGGCTTCATCTTCCGATTCGCACACGGCAAGCCGACCGTCGACAATCCAAACTCCATCGATTGTCGCCTTGGTTTCGGTCGTTGCAGGGGCCTGAATCGTGCTGCTGACCACATCGATCGCCGGTTCGGATTCTGTAAACGTTTCCAAGACTGGTTCAATTTTCTCAGGCTTTTTGCTCATAACGTCCTCGCGTCTAATCGGTTCATTGTGCATCGGATCGAAACAATACAGGAGCTAGCATCATACCCGCCCTCGAACGCCGGATCGACGAACGGGGTAGCAAATCTGAGTTCTAACGCTTGAATTTTGGTCGATGGGAACTTCCCGGCAGTCGTCGCCGCATCGAGCGCAGTCTGGGCAGTCGTGCGGATTGAAACCGGCATCTGACCGTGAGCCTTGTTCGACAGAATGTTTTCGACTCGTTCGATCGCCCCCAGGTGTGATTCCATTCCAGCCGTCAGGTCCGAGTCCGAAGGGTCGGAGACGACAACTAGGAACCGGAATAGCCGTTCGTCCTGAGCATTCTCCCCAGGTGCTTCTTCGGTCTGCAACGGACAGACGCATCCACCTGCTACCCAGGTCCGACCGCGGTTATAGGGTTTTTTCCGAAACACGAACGCTCGAGCCGAAAGATCAGCGTCAGCGTTGAGCGTTGCGACGATCGCATCGCCAAGAATTTTCATCCGAGATCCGAGCATTTATCTTCTCATTTCTTTTGAGTCATCAGGATGCCATAGCGATTGATTCAACTCGACCCGCCGCCGCAGGACTTCGACCTTCTCAAGACTCCCGCATGGTGCTGACGTAGGAACAGGCTCGTTACGGGGTTCCGGTTCCGAATAATCGAGACGCGACCTCATCTGCGAATCTTTCGTGGACTTGATCGACATACGAACCCTCTAGCCACAGGAACGGTCTGGCAGGAATTGGATGCGGCCCGGAAGTCCCGAACTGTTGATACGGTGCGTAAAAAAGCGACGTTCCGATTATCGCTTCGTTCCGCATTATATCCTCAATGCGACCTTCCGATCCAGACTGAGTAACCGAGCGTTTCATCGCACCGGTCAGGATCAGCAACGGATGCGGCCCATGCAGCGCGATAGTCATCGGGGAGTGCGGTGGCCACGTTCCATACGGCGCACGAGTCTGATCGAAGTTAGACGCGAAGCCTTCGTGGACAGGTTCAAGCAGGGCAGTCCACACCGGAGCGAAGTCGAATGACTGTAACTGTGCCATCAACTCGTCGAGCGAATCGCCAATCCTTTCGATCGTTATGTCTTTCATTCTTCCTTGGTCGTCTTTCGGACAACGCATCTCCACTGAGCAAAGTCCACGTTTCGTTTGATCGACTTAATGATCCAGTCGGTATCGAACGCCGCGAAAATGTCTCCGATTTTCGGAACGATGATTTGGTTCGTTGTATCGACCAGCGTCTCGGCCCAAACGACCAGGGTCATATCTTCCGGCTCCCATCCGAAGGTTGCCGCCGCGATTGCGACCTCTCGATCGGTCAGAGCAGAACGCTTCGCCTTGGCAACGTTTGCAGAAACCACCTGAGTTGTGTACCGCTGAGGACCGAAAGAGAACGTCACATTTTCAATTCCGTCGAGATACACCCAGTCGTCCTCGTAGTCGACCGAGAGCAAGTTCGGAACGCTCCCGGCCCCTGGAGTCGGAGCAGGACCACCCCCGGAGCAGCCAAAGAAATCACAAAATGTAGTGACGACAGCCATGGTTAGACCTTGTTGATCGTAACGTCGATTTGGTTTGCAGGGCTATTCCATCGCTGAACGTCACCGTACTTGAAAAGACCGACCGTGACTTTCGTTACTGCCGAAGCAGCGATTTTATCGCCGGTAATCGCGTTGTTTGCAATCGCACCCTCATTGATCCAGCCAGCAGGAGCATTTGCCCCGAGCGTCTGTAACGGAGCTTGGCCAGCCGCATAAGCCCCTACTGTGACCTGGAAGCTGAACTCAGAAAGAGTTCGACCTGCTCTTGTCCACACTGCTTCGGCATTTGCCGCTGAGGTTGGAATATCACTCACCGCCGCAGGGTTCGCAGGCAAGTTGTCGGTCTTGAGCTTGATGGCATTAAGTATCGTCAGCGTGTCATAATCGACCACAGCACCGATCCACTCGATGTACCGAGCCTCAGTCGATACCGCACCAGAGACCGCTATCCGGAGGCTCTCCGCAGCGTGCGTAGACGGAACCGAATAAGTGAACGTGTAGCGACCCGTCGAAGGGTTCGAGACCGCCGACAAGTTTCCTGATCGATTCGTCCCAGCCGCATTTGCAGCCGTGATCGTTGGCGATGCGTCCAGAGCTACTAGCTTGTCTTCATCGTCTTTCACAACCACTGTGAAGGCATAGACCGTCGATCCAGCATCAGGAATCTCTAGCAACGGTGAACCGAAAATGTTCATCTTTGCCGACAGATTATTCAGGTTTTGAATCGCAGTCAAGATCAAGTTGGCCGTGGACTCTTTGGCAACCGTCGCGTCCTTCGCCAAGACAGTCGAACCCTCGATTTGTGTCAGGGTAGGCCGATTGCTTACCGTCGTTTCGTTTGCCACACTTGCTGGAAACGCCACAGGGGCAGCGGCACTAGCCGTCTGGCCTGCAATTTTGATGACGTTGGCATCGACGTTTCGGTTCTCAAGCGAGAACGTCCGAAGGATCGTTCGAGTGAGATCCTTTCCGTCAACTGTGCCTGCGGTGATGACAATGTCATAGTCTTTGCCGCCTTCGTATACAGCATCGGAAGTGTCGATAACCAGTTCATGGAATCCGGCTTTCCCGTCATAATCTACGGTCGGTTGGGTCACTCCGGTTGTGAATTCGGTTGCCGAGTCTTTGTAGATTGCGACTGTTGGATTTATTGATGGGGTGGCAGGCACAATAGCCTGACTGAACGTGTTAAACTTAACACGAATCACTTGGCCTTTCTTAAAATCTCCAATGTACTTGTCGGACATAGTTACCCTATCAAAATGTTGTCGATTGGAGAGTAAGAACCGCCGCCGCCACCACCTGCCGACGCTTGATAGCACCCGACATCGAGGAATCCTGTATTGCCGCCTTGAATCGATCCAGGAAACCCAGCGGACCTAAGCAAAGCACCCCCACCGGATGTGTTATTGAGGGTGAAATCTAGGTTCGGCGAGTCGGTAAAAGGGTTCGCTGATAAGTTAATTTGCCCGACCTCAACTGCACTGGTAAACCTGTTCGCGCCGCTAGTGTTGTTCCAGTTGGCGTTGTTAAAACACGGCATCCCGTTAGGGCTAGAGCCACCTAGTGAATAGCCGTGCAAGGTGTTCGATGTCGCTATGCAATTGCCGATAATCCCAATGTCATACGACAGGTCGAAGCCGTAGTTCGTGTTTCCGTGAGACGTGCAATTTACAGTTGCCGTTCCAATCGTATTAACCGACCGGAAGCCTGTGTTTCCGTTATTGGCTGCTATGCAATGGATGGCGGTTTGGTATTTGTCAAATCCAAAGGAACTACAAGCCCTTGCGATGCAACCGATTAAAGCATACTGATTCAAAAACCCAGTTCCGCAGCTAACTGCGGAGCAGTTAAACAAGCAGCCATCTGCGAGCGCCCCTGAAAA